TTTTACAATAATGTATTAGGTCATGTTAATTTAGATCTTACTACTTTTGATGGTAAGTTAGATTTTGCTACAATTATGACTGCGTTTAGTCACGGTGCGGATCCTTCAGTGGGTCATACTAATTTAGTTCTTCAAGGCGAACCTAACAGCGGAGCAACAGTGAACATGGAAAGACTGTATGTTGCAGTGATTGGTGGCGCTAGTTTTAGCTTTGACTTCTCTACAGGAGTCCTTTTAGACATGGCGGAAGACAGAGACGCTACTACGTCTGATATAGTTTTAACAACAAGTGGTACAGACGCGCGTAAAGTGTTTAATCCAGGGGATGTTATACTAAAGCATGATTCTGACACAGCAATAGGTACTGTAAAAACAGTGGACTCTGCTACGCAAATAACCTTAACGTCTGCAAGTGGAGTAGCTATAACTCACGATGACGAATTAATGCACCAAAGTCCTATAAAAATAAGATTAGGACTTCAATATTAAATAAATTAACTTAAATTAAATAAAATGGCAAAAACAAAAACAAAAAAAGAAAAAAAGGTAAACAACGAAGAATTAAATTCATTACAAGAGCTTATAAACAACATCAATAGACATCATTTGCAAGTTGGTCAATTAGAGTCTCAAAAACACTCTACACTACATAGTTTAGCTGGATTAAATGACGAGTTGGTTTTAATGAGAGATAAATTTAAAACTGCCTACGGTACTGATGATATTAACATAGCGGATGGTTCAATTAACTACGATGAAACTAATTAGAAAAATTACCGTAGGTAAAGACTACAAAAACGACGCTATGCATTACGCTGTTGGTCAAGAAGTTTATGGTGGACATACTATTTGTGATATAATAGAAGAAGACGATAAGTATTCTATTTATATTAGAAAAAACAAAGATGTTCTACCTTGGAAAGACTTTAATAAAAACATGGCTATATCTATAGAGTATAATTTAGAATATTAATGAAAGCGCCTTTTGACTTTGTTATAGAACCAAAGGGAAAAAGGTATAACAACACTACTAAAGTCGGATCTTCAGAATTGATACTTAATACTGAGATTTATAATCACGAATACGTGAATAGACAAGCTGTTGTTAGATCTGTTCCCACTGCTTTTAAAACAACAATAAAACCTGGAGACGAAGTTATAGTTCATCATAACGTTTTTAGAAGATGGCACGATGTTAAAGGTAGAGAAAAAAATAGTAGAAGTTTTTTTAACGAAAATACTTATATAATAAAAGAAGATCAAATTTTTCTACATAAAACAAATAAAAAATGGAAACCACTAAAAGGATATTCTTTTGTGCAACCAATAAAAGACAAGGTTTTTTTAGGAGTTGATAAAGAACATTCTTGCGTAGGTATAATAAAATATACCGACGGTAGTTTTGAAAAAGGAGAACTAGTTGGATTTACACCGTTCTCAGAATATGAGTTTGTAATAAACGGTAAACGTTTATATAGAGTCATGAATAAATTTATTACAATTAAATATGAATACGAAGGAAACGAAGAAGAGTATAATCCAAGCTGGGCAAAAAGCAGTTGAAGAGTTGATTAAGGTTGCTAAAGAAGCAATTGTAGATTCAAAAGAAGATATATCAGCTGATAGATTAAAAAATGCCGCGGCTACTAAAAAACTAGCTATATTTGACGCATTTGAAATACTTAACAGAATTCAAGAAGAAGAAAACATGCTTGAGGGTAAAGCACCTGAAGAGACAGAGAAAAAAGTCTTTAAAGGATTCGCGGAAGGTAGATCTAAGTAATGTACAAGCAAAGTTTAGTTAACACGGTTGAGCCAATAAAGAAAACTACTATTACCAGAATGAACAGAGGTAAGAAGTGGAAATATGGTTACAATAAAGAACACGATTTAATAGTATTATCTCACAATGGAGTTATAGGAGAAATAATAGAAATACAAAATTTAATTATAGCGCTGCCGAAACCACCTAAAGAAGTATACAAGCATCCAAAGAATAAATGGGTTAAACAGGAGTATCCTAAAGAGCTCGAAAGGATCAAAAACATATTCGATTGGAGGGGTTACCCGGAAAACAGCAAAGAAAAATGGTACGATTACATAGACAGAGAATTTAAACGACGAGAGGAGGGGTTCTGGTTTATGAATAATGGTAAACCAACCTGGGTAACCGGTACGCACTATATGTATTTACAATGGAGTAAAATTGATGTTGGAGCACCAGATTATAGAGAGTCAAATAGATTATTTTATATATTTTGGGAGGCTTGTAAGGCGGATACTAGATGTTATGGTATGTGCTACCTTAAAAACCGTAGGTCAGGTTTTTCTTTCATGTCTTCGGCTGAAACTGTTAATTTAGCTACTATATCAAGTGATAGTAGATATGGTATATTATCAAAGAGTGGTAACGATGCTAAGAAAATGTTTACAGATAAAGTTGTTCCTATATCTATCAACTACCCTTTCTTTTTTAAACCTATTCAAGATGGTATGGATAGACCTAAGTCAGAGTTAGCGTATAGAGTTCCCGCAAGTAAATTTACGCGAAAAAAAATAATAGACAACCAACAACTTGAGGAGATTAAAGGTTTAGATACTACTATTGATTGGAAAAACACTGGAGATAACAGTTACGACGGAGAAAAACTAGCCTTATTAGTACACGACGAAAGCGGTAAATGGGAAAGACCAGATAATATACTAAACAACTGGAGAGTTACAAAAACATGTTTAAGGCTAGGTAGTAGAATAGTTGGCAAGTGTATGATGGGGTCAACTTCAAACGCACTAGATAAAGGAGGTGATAATTTTAAAAAACTATATAACGACTCGGATGTTACAGAAAGAAACCGTAATGGACAAACAAAATCTGGTTTATATTCTTTGTTTATCCCAATGGAATGGAACTATGAAGGATTTATTGATGAACATGGATATCCAGTATTCGATAATCCAGATCATGATGTCTTCGGACCAGACGGTGAACTAATTGATATTGGAATAATAGAGCATTGGGAAAACGAAGCTGATGGATTGAAACAAGATCAAGACGGGTTAAATGAATTTTACAGACAGTTTCCTAGAACTACTGAGCACGCGTTTAGAGACGAAACTAGAAACTCTATATTTAATCTAGTAAGAATATATGATCAAATAGATTACAACGATGGTAGAGGGGTTAGTGTTAACACAGGTAACTTTCAGTGGGTTAACGGAATTAAAGATACGCAGGTTATATTTTACCCTGACCCAAAAGGTAGATTTAAAGTGTCTTGGGTTCCGCCTCAACATGTGCAAAACAAAATAGTTCTTAAAAACGGTATTAAATATCCGGCAAATGAACACATGGGTGCTTTTGGTTGTGATAGTTACGATATATCAGGAACCGTAGATAGAAGAGGATCAAATGGAGCTTTACATGGACTAACTAAGTTTAGCATGGAAGACGCTCCACCTAATCATTTTTTCCTAGAATATGTAGCAAGACCACAAACGGCCGAGATATTTTTTGAAGATGTTTTAATGGCTTGTGTTTTTTATGGTATGCCAATATTATGTGAGAATAATAAACCTAGATTGTTGTATCATTTTAGAAGAAGAGGATATAGAGGTTACTCTATGAATAGACCAGATAAAACTTGGAACAAATTATCTGTTACAGAAAAAGAAATAGGTGGGATACCTAATTCAAGCGAAGATATAAAACAAGCCCACGCAGCCGCTATAGAAATGTATATACAACAATACGTTGGAGATTTAGGAAATCAAAGTTGGGGATCAATGTATTTTAATAGAACGCTTAACGATTGGGCTAAATTCGATATAACAAAAAGAACAAAGTTTGACGCTTCTATAAGTTCTGGATTAGCTATTATGGCTTGCAACAGAAACTTATACGCTCCAAACGCAAAAATTGAAAAGCAGTCTATAAGCTTAAACGTAGGACGTTACCAAAACAAAGGTAACTCATCAAGATTAATTAAAGAATAATATGAGAAGAAACACGAACTTCCCAAGTCAAGTAGTTAGCGATAAAGAAAAACTAGGTAAAGAGTACGGTTTAAAAGTTGCTCAAGCTATAGAAAATGAATGGTTTAATGACTCTGGATATAATAATAATAGGTATTTAACTGATACTAACAATTTTCACAAGCTACGTTTGTATGCTAGAGGAGAACAATCTATTCAAAAATATAAAGATGAGTTATCTATAAACGGTGACTTAAGTTATTTAAACTTAGATTGGAAGCCAGTTCCAATTATACCTAAGTTTGTTGATATTGTGGTAAACGGAATGACCGAAAGATTGTTTAAGGTTAACGCTTATTCTCAAGATCCGTTTGGAGTTGAAAAACGAACTAAATACATGGAGTCTATACAAAAAGATATGGACACAGCTGAGTTTAATGATATGGCTCAGAATTTAATGAACATGGATCTTTACAAAAATAAAAAAGAAGATCTACCTGAAAACGAAGACGAACTAGCCTTACACATGCAGCTAAACTACAAGCAAGCTGTTGAGATAGCGGAAGAACAAGCTATAGATGTTTTACTTAGGGGTAATAGATATAATTTAACTAAAAAAAGGTTATATTACGATTTAACGGTTTTAGGAATAGCTGCTTCAAAAACTTCTTTTAACAAATCAGAGGGCGTGACTATAGATTATGTTGACCCAGCTAATTTAATTTATTCTTATACGGATTCACCTTACTTTGAAGACGTGTACTACGTAGGTGAGGTAAAAGAAATACCTATTAACGAGCTAATAAAGCAATTTCCTGATTTAACAGAAGAAGACTTAGAAGATATTGATAAAAACAACTATAAAGGAAGAACTAGAGCCGGAAGACAAAAACCCTACGATCAAGACAAAAACAAAGTAACCGTTCTTTATTTTAATTATAAAACTTTTATGAGTGAAGTTTATAAAATGAAAGAAACAGGAACTGGAGGAGATAAGGCTATAGAAAAAGACGATACGTTTAACCCACCTGAAAACAAAGAAGGTGGGTTTGGAAAATTAGATAGAAAAATAGAGTGTTTATACGAAGGCGCTATGTTACTAGGAACTGACAAGCTATTGAAGTGGGAAATGGCAAGAAACATGATGCGTTCTAAAAGTGACTTTACAAAAGTTAAAATGAATTACTCTATAGTGGCTCCTAGAATGTACAACGGTAAAATAGAGTCACTTGTAAGCAGGATAACTGGTTTTGCTGACATGATACAGCTTACTCACTTAAAACTACAACAGGTGATGTCTAGAATGGTTCCTGATGGAATCTATTTAGACGCTGACGGCTTGGCTGAGGTTGATTTAGGTAATGGAACTAATTACAACCCGCAAGAAGCGTTAAACATGTTTTTTCAAACAGGTAGTATTATAGGTAGAAGTTTTACTTCTGATGGAGATCAAAACCCTGGAAAAATACCAATACAAGAAATACCTAGTGGCGGTGGTCAAAAAATGCAAAGTTTAATTGGTACTTATAATTATTATTTGCAAATGATTAGAGACACAACAGGGTTAAACGAAGCTAGAGATGGTAGTACTCCAGACGAAAGGTCTTTAGTTGGCGTACAAAAGATGGCCGCAGCTAATTCCAACACAGCTACAAGACATATATTAAACGCAGGATTATTTTTATCAGCAGAAGTTTGCGAAGCATTATCACTGAGAATATCTGATATTATAGAGTACTCCCCGACAAAAGATGCTTTTGTACAAGCTATTGGAGCTCATAACGTAGCTACATTAGAAGAGATGTCACAGTTACATTTATATGATTTTGGTATATTTTTAGAGTTAGAACCAGACGAAGAGCAAAGACAGTTATTAGAAAATAATATACAAGGAGCTTTATCGCAACAAAGTATAGATTTAGAAGATGCTATTGATCTTAGAGAAATTAAAAATGTAAAACTAGCAAATCAACTTTTAAAACTTAGAAGAAAAAAGAAACAACAAAAAGAGCAGCAAATGGCTCAAGAAAATATGAAAGCTCAAGCAGACGCAAACGCTCAACAACAACAAGCAGCGGCTCAAGCTGAAATTCAAAAACAAAATGCTTTAGTTCAAAGCCAAGTGCAAATAGAGCAAGCTAAAGCAAAAATGAAACAACAAACATTGCAAGTTGAAGCCGATGTTAAAAAGATGTTAATGGATCATGAGTTTGAAATAAACATGAAACTTAAAGGCATGGATATTGAGTCTAATAGAGAAAAAGACAACACGAGAGAGAACAGGCAAGATCTTAGACAACAAATGAGTGGTGAGCAACAAAAAGATTTAATGAGAGAAAGAGAGCAATCAAAAGAAAAACCATTTGAATCCGCTGGAAACGACGTTGTTGGTGGAGGAATGAGATTAGGAGCGTTTGATCCTAAATAAACAAACAAATTATTAATTATTATTATATTATATTATGGAAGAAAACAAAAAAGAAGAGGTAGTCGAAAAGACTCCTGAGCAACCAACGGTAGATGAAACTGTTGAAAAGCTAAAGGTTAAAAAGCCTAAAAAGAAAAAGTTTGAAGAAACACCTGAAGTAGTA